GATCAGATACAAGATTACATCAGCTTGAAACATTTTTTGATAGCAGCGGTGAGCGTACAGATACAAACTACTATAACACTTCAGTTTCATGCTATTCAGTAGATTAAGAGGCAATTGTGACATATTTGAGAAGAAAAAAGATTCAAGGTTTGGAGACGTCCTTTACAGCTAATACTGCTTCTCAAGCAGTAAGTACTACTGTTTTAGATGTATCCAATTCTGAGATAACATTTACACCGCCTGCGGGTAATTTTGAATATGTTGTTTTTGAATATACTGTGCAGTATGCAAATGATCCCGATAACAACAATAATATAAATTATGAGTTGCAAGAAAAAATCGGGGCGGGTTCATATGCTCCTCTCGGCAGTGGTTATAGAGTACAGGAAATAACGAGAACTGTACAATATCAAGCAACGCTTACCGGGCGTTTTATGATTCCAATTTTTTCAGGATCGAGAACTTATAAATTAACGGTTCGAACAAGTACAACCGCCCGAGAAGTAACACTTAATAGAACTGATGAACCTCAAACCTATTCACCAATTTATCAAATGTATTGCATCTAAGGTTTTTTATGATTCCATTTAATTTTAATATTGATTTTAAATCTCTCGCCTCGGTGCTCAACGGCCCCATCGGGTATGCCGTTTTATTAGTGATATATACTCTACTCATGATTTTTTTGGGGTACTCCTTAGTAGATTATGATAAAGCTGCAATTTGCAGTAATGAGTTGATTACAATTGAGAGCCAAACAAGCTTGATTAATGAATTAGAGGCCGAATTGAGCTCATGTATTTCAAAGGGTGAAACCGATTGCATTGAGCGAGAGCAACGCATTTGCCGGCAAGAGAAAGAGGATATTAAGAAAAACTGCAATCTCTTGCTCAAGCAAATAGAAAAAGGGTTAAAGAATGATTAGCCTATTTGTTTTACCCTTAGTTTTTTTAACCGCCCCTCTCACATTAGATGATGGCCATCAAATTAAAGCCCCTCTTATTCAGGGCGGGCAAGTGAGCCCTGATACCGGGTTTCTTGTTTCAATCGGTGATATTGCTGATATACAAGCAACTCTTAACGGCAACTCATCTTTAGTAAGAATTGCTGAAATTAAAGATCGATTCGAGCAAGAGCAACGGCGATCAAGTGAGAGATGTAATGAGCGATTGAAAAACCTCATCAGTAAATTAGATGAGAGTGCATTGTTAAATGAAAGATTAAAGAGTAAGCTAGAAAAAGAGCAAGTTTTTTCAAAACGGCTGATTTATGGGGCAACTATAACCGGCTTTGTGCTTTCAGGTCTTTCTATTTATCTATATGCAAAAGGGGGCTCTCAATGAGTGATATGATTTCAATTTCAGCAATCGCAAGCTTATTCGGCGTTGTTGGTGTAATCTTCACTATCATGAAAGAGAGGGCTCAACATGAAAGAGAGATGGGGCGTATTGAAGCCGAAACGGCGGCTTTAAAGGATCGGCTTGATAGACTTGATCAAAGATCAAATAGAATTGATGAAAAGCTTGAGCAAATTATTGAAACCTTAGGCGAGCTCAAAGCAACGCTAAGATAATACGAAAAGGAAGAAAACTATGAAAATGAATGCCGAGGCGTTGGCCCTCGTTGCATTTGCCGCTCAGTATTCTCATGAGACTGAGAGCGGGCGAGAAACCCCAACTCAGGCAATGCAACGGGTAAAAAATATGCACCTCCAATTTTTTAAAGAAGAAGTGCACAATCATATAAATGAAGCGTTTGAGGATGTATTTGCAAAGCGTGTTTATCCATCACAACGCTCAACTCAATTCGGCGGCAAAGCAATCTTAGATCGCAATATGCGTATTTATAACTGTACCGCCTCATATTGCGATCGGCCCCGCTTTTTTGCTGAATACCTTTGGTTGCTTTTGTGCGGTTGCGGTTGCGGGGTGAGCGTACAAAAGAGGCACGTCAATCAATTACCTGATCTCATCTCAAAAGAGGCTCAATCATCTCGCCCGGGGCGAGAGCATAAAATTATTGATTCTATTGAGGGTTGGTCGGATGCTGTACTTGATCTGATGAACTCTTACTTACCGCAATTTAAGGGCGATTCTGATGAAGAGGTTTTGTTTGATTATTCATTGATTCGGCCCCTTGGCTCTCCAATTTCAAGCGGGGGTAAAGCCCCGGGGCCCGAGCCCCTAAGAGTTGCCATTGAAGCGGTAAGGGATGTTTTAAAAAATGCGGTTTATTTAGATCAACTCAAGCTCAGGCCGATTGATTGTTTTGATATCTGTGCTCATTTATCAAAGGCGGTTTTGAGCGGGGGGGTACGCCGCTCAGCATCGATCATGCTTTTTGATAAAGATGATCATGAAATGCTAACCGCAAAAACTGATGATTGGTTTAGTAATTATCCAAACCGAGAAACCGCAAATATATCAGCGGTTATGCTTGGCAAGCCGAATCAAGCTGAGGTTTCATCAATGCTCGATTGGGCTCGAGCTTGGGGCGAGCCCGGGCAATATTGGATTGATTCACCTGAAATCATGACCAACCCCTGCGCCGAAATTGGTTTATTTCCTCAACTGCAGTTTGATGGAGAATCAGGGCGTTATAGAGATTATATTTTACCTCATCAAATGAACTCAGTTGCGAATATCAGCGGTTGGCAGGCTTGTAATTTAACCGAGATCAATGTTGCTCAATGTAAATCCGTTGGCGAGTTTATCAGGGCTTGCCGCTCGGCGGCGATCCTTGGCACTCTTCAATCAATGTACACTCAAGAGGGGTATTTACTCTCAGTGAGTAGAATGATTTTAGAGCGAGAGAGGTTGCTAGGTGTATCTCTTACCGGCATTTATAGTAATCCCTCAATTGCTCTTGATCCTGATGTATTAGAGCATGGTGTAAGAGTAATCAGGCAAACGAATATTGAAGTTGCCAAGATGTTGAATATTGATTTTGCATCTCGGCTCACTTGTATCAAGCCAAGCGGCAATACTTCAACGGTTGCCGGTACATCGCCGGGGGCTCACCCTTGGCACGCTTATCAATATATTAGAACGATTAGACTGAGTTTGATGAATCCGGTTTATAAGTATTTATGCGAAAAAGTGCCGGATGCTTGCACTCAACTCAATCAAGATACCGGCTTGGTTTCATTTGCTGTACAAGCCCCGCCGGGCTCGATTGTAAGGGCTGATTTAGATGCCGTATCTCATTTAGATGATATTGCTCTTTTACAACGGCATTGGGTTGGCCCCGGCTCATCCGATGGCTATAATAAAACCCCGGCGGTATCTCACTCAGTATCATGTACTGTTACCGTACAGCCTGATGAATGGCAAAGTATTGCGGCTTGGCTCACTCAACACATGAATGAGAATGAAGGGCCTCAACGAATCAAAGGCGTTTCATTCCTCTCATACTTTGGAGATCATTTATATGAGAATGCCCCGTATCAAACTGTACATGATGATTCTCTTGAGCGATTTAGAATGATTGCCGATTTAGAGATTGATGAAGATGAGTTGTTTAAAATTGTTGGGTACTCACCTGATCGAGCAAAAGAAGCAGCTTGCTCAGGCGGGGCCTGTTTATTAGAGTAATTCTTTCAACTCTCTCTCTATTTGATCCGGCTTCATTCCCATCTCTTGCAGAGATCGAGTGAATATATACTTGAGGAACTCTTCGTTTGTTTTTGATTCATGTTTAGAGGGCCCTTTAATTCCATGTTTATCAAGCCAATACTTAACCGAGTAATACGAAAAAGGCCGCCCGGTACGGGGGCTAAGAATGCCCTCTTGCTCGCAAATACTCACAATTTTAGCAACACTATATTTTAATTTAGCAAGCTCTCTCGCTCTTTCAATGAGTTGAGTTGGCGGGTTTTTAGCATTTGCCAATTTAGGATTTACTTTAATATTATATTCATAAAGCCAATACCTAACCGAGTAATGTGAAAAAGGCCGCCCGGTACGGGGGCTAAGAATGCCCTCTTGCTCGCAAATACTCACAATTTTAGGCAAATTGTAATTTAATTTAGCGAGCTCTTTTACTCTCTCAATGAGTTGAGTTGGCTCTTTCATTTTTCTTCGTTTGTTTTTGATTTTAATATTATATTTATCAAGCCAATACCTGACTGATCCTTTTGAAAAGGGCCGCCCGGTACGGGGGCTAAGAATGCCCTCTTGCTCGCAAATGCTCACAATTTCAGGCAAGCTATAATTTGATTTAACCAACTCTTTTACTCTCTCAATGAGTTGAGTTGGCTCTTTCATAATATTAGCCATTATTTTTTTGAAATGATGGTTTTAATATATCGAGCCATTGATTGATACTCACCCCAATGATTGGCAACAAGAATCAGTTTTCTCAATTCATCTCGCTCGGTTTCATCAATTTGATCATAATGAGTATTAAAGAGTTTAATTAGCTCAACTCGCCAAGGCATCGCCTGAGTTTTAACATAAGCGGCAAGGGCCTCTTTATAATCATCATCAATAATCTCAAGCGAGCAATGTTGATAAAACTCAGAAAACTCTTCAACAAGCGGGCGGGTATCTTCATCTCTAAAATTATTGATTGCCTGAGGATCTTCAAAATTAAAGCCTCGGGTTGCGAGGGGCCCGATTGAATAAAGATAATGTTGCCGCTCGATCATTTGAGAGGCGTTAAAGCCCTTTGCCTCAAGATTGCGTAAAACTTCCTTAGGGTTGCCGCCAAACTCTTCAACAAATGTTTGCCAACCCTCAAGCGTTTGAGTTTGCCGCCCGGCGGGGTTTGGCTCGGGCGGTGCCGCCGGTACATTTACAACGGCATGAGGAGGGCGAGAGGGTTGAGAGGGGCGAGGTGATTGAGGAGGGCGAGAGGATCGCCGGGCCGGTTTTTCACCATTGGCCATCATGGTTACATTATAGATTTCCTCATCATCATCTAACATCATCTCGGCAAGCTCATCGGGTGAATTTGCGGTGCCAATGATCTCAGGAAATACATTGCGACAAATAGCAGTAAGAGCTCGCTTACCACACATGACAAGCGGCATTTGTTGCCAAGTTGTGCGTTTAGCAACATCTCGCAAGATCGCATCTTTCATGGTATAAACCCATTCATGTACCGGCGGTTGCAATCCATACTCTTTCGCAATCTCAAGCTCATCGGTACGCATTGCAACATATCGAATACCAACTTGCTCAGGGTTGTTTTTCCAATCGGTTTGCCCGGGGTTAATGACCTCGCATTTCAAAACGGCACAAAGCTTTTTTCCTGATGTTGGGTCAACCCAAGCTCGCACAATACCGCTCATTGCATCGGCATTTAAAGCGGGCTTACCCTTTAGACAATAGGTTTGAGCAATGCACGCCAATGGATTATAATTGAAGAGATGGCCAAATGTTAAAAAGCATTTGATGTTATTATCATAATCATGTTGGCTTGTTGAGTTTTGCCGGATAATTTCTTTTTGTTGATCAGTAATCATTTTAATTCTCCATAAAGTAAATGATTTAAAGTGAGTGATTCAAGAGTTTAGAGTTAATATAATCCTCCTCAGAGATTGTAAGAAGGCGAGAAAAATCGAGTACAACTTGCTTTAAAAGGCCGCCGCTTGTTTTAGAGAATTTTGAGACTAGTTGTTGCTCAAAATTGAGATGATAAAAACCATAGGCATCAATGAGCTCAATGAGCTGATCAACTGATTCAATCTCTTGATCTTCAACCAAGGGCTCAAAATCTTCATAATTGATTTGCAAGCTTACACACACAGATAAATCAGTAAAATTAATCATTAGTTTGCTCAACTTTTGCTTGAGGGCCATCAATTGGGGCCGTTGGATCGCAATTTGAATCAGCCCAAGCCCACGCATAAAGGGCAATCAGTAAGCCGATAATTTGAGGAATTGAAGCTTTAATATCTTCTCTTGCATAATAATCCATTTGTTTACTCCTTTTTGAATTGATCAGCATTGTATTCAATGCCGGTTAATTTAGTTGCAGCCTCGGCAATTGCCTCGGCGGTTGTTGGTTTGGCGTTTCGATTGCCATTCACAATGCGAGAGAGCCCCGAGATTGTAATACCCGCCTCATTAGCAAGATGGGTAAAAGTATAACGGTTTGCTCTTAAATCTCGTTTTAGTTGTTCTCTGAGAGTTTTCATTTAAATCTCAATCTCTCCATAATTTGAATGAATTGATAAAAACATATCTTAAATTATTTGTCAAGAAATAATTGACAAAAAGATTAAAATAAAATAATTTGAGTTTATTAACTATGGAGAATCAACATGATTGATACATTGAAATTAATCAGATCAGTGATGAACTCAGATTTAAAACCGCCTGAGAAAATCACATTGATCGCCTGTATATATAAAGTAAGTTGGCAAAATTGGCGGGCTGATTACCCAATCTCAATCCAAAGCCTTTGCGATGAATCAGGATTGAGCCGGGCAACTCTTAAGCGAGCTCTAAAATCACTAGAGCAAAAGCAGCTCATTGAGCGGCTCGGTACATCTTACCGGGGGGCAACCGGGGCAAGTACACTCTTTGTAAATGCAAATGAAATTATGAAGCAAAATCAGGGGGCTCAATTTGAACCGGGGGGGGCTCAAGATGAACCGGGGGCGGTTCAAGATGAACCGGGGGGGGCTCAAGATGAGCCGCAAATCTATCCAAGTTACTCTACACCAATATACTCTAATGAGGGGGGCTCGATCTGTACCCCTGAATCTAAACCTAAATCAATCTCTCTTGAGGATCATGTAAGAAGAGCTCAAATTGAGCATGAGAGATGGATTAAGCAAAAAAGGAGAATCACATTATGAATAATTTAAAAGAGGCTTTAAAACCTATTGAAGATATGCTTAAGCAATTGAGAGAGAATTGCCCCCCCTCAATGCCAATTGAAAAACCTCAATCAATCAATGCCGGTGATCTTGAAGATTTTGGTTTGATCTCTCAAAGTGTTGTTGCCGGGCAACCGCAGCTTAATGTACATTTTCTTGATGCTTGCGAGTATAACGGCTGTACCCCGAGTGATTCAGGTATGCATTCAGTTTCATATATTGATGAGCATATTGATTTCATTCAACCAATGGTAAGAGATGATCGGGGCAAATGGATTCGCAAGATTGATGAGAATAAAGAGCCCGTTTTTGAGCAAATCATTCGGCGTTATTCAACTGCCAAAAAATGCCCGTATTGCGGGGCGGTTAATGACAAGCTGCTAAAATTGAAAAACTCAGGTATTGGGGCCGATTGCGTTGATAAGCATTTTGCTAATTATGAGTTTGAATCAGATTTACTCAAAGCAAAAGTTGAGCAATTTATTGCCGGTGATTTACGGGGCGGCATATTATGGGGCCAACCCGGTAACGGTAAAACTCATCTACTCTCAGCAATTGCAAGAGAGTTGGTCTTTCAGGGCAAATCTGTTCGTTATGTATCTCATCAGCATTTACTTGAAACAATCAAACGCTCTTTTGATGGCAATGAGATTGATCCTCGGTTGAGATGGCTAGATAGTAAGAGTTATATTTTATTTGATGAGCTCGGTTTTTGCCCCCGTACCGATTGGGCCCGGCAAACAACTAATGAGCTCATTCATGCCGCTCATGCCGCCGGCGTTAAAATTTTATTTGCATCTAATCTCTCACCTCAACAACTCAAAAGTAAATTGCTCGATATGAGAACATCAAGCCGAATGGGCGAGATTGTTGGCCAATTTGTATACAATATGAGGGGGGCTGATCGCCGGGGCGGTTTTTAAAAGAATATATTTTTGATTTATGGTGTTATTATAAAAGTGCCGATTCTCCTTTTGTTGGCATTCTCCATAAAGGCAAGGCCCGCCCATTTGCGAAAATCGGCGGGTTTTGTTTATTTATCAAGCTTTGCTCTTACCTCAGCAATCCTCATCCTTTCTTCATTCACAATCTCCCATATTTTAACCCGCCCCTCTCGGCAGTTGGTTTCAATGCCCTCAATGTTGCTCTCAAGTTTGGTAAGCCGTTGGCAAATTGATTCAAGCTTATCAATCCGAGATCGAATTGCGGCAAGTTGATTCGCCATATACCAAACGAAAGAAAGAACCGTTGTTAAGAGTGTAATTAACTCAAAAATAATCTCACTTGTTAATTGCATTTTATTACCTCATTTTTTTTAGGTTATATCATTTCTTGAAAAATAATAATACTTGACAAGTAAATAAAGGTTAGGTGTGTTTATTATATGCCCGCCGTTATTCTTTAATTTCTTTTCAGTTTAGATAATTATTGGTTTATTTTTTTAGGCGGGCATTTATGGAGATCTAAAAATGCTAAATCACATTACTCTGATTGGTAATCTTGGGCGAGATGCCGAGGTACAAGCCGGCGGCAAAATGCTGAGAGCTCGAATTGCAACAACTGAGCGATACAAAAATAAACAAGGCGAGTATGTTGAAAGTACAGAATGGCATACTATTAAATATTGGAGTGATTACGCCGGGCAAATGATCGAGCGATATAGAAAAGGTGTACGGGTTGTTGTTGTTGGCTCAATCGCCTATGAAGAGTACAACGGTAAAAAAGAAGCAATTGTTAAAGCTAAAACAATTAAAACTCTTTCATCGGCACTCAATCGCAATACTGATCAATGGGATAATCAATAAAAGGAAAAAATTATGAAAAAAGTAATTGATAGATTACCTAAAAGATTTCAATTTACTATTCACAATCTCATTGCTCATCCATTAATGGAAATCTTTTATCAACTCGGTTTGAGTAATTTGGCTACATGGATTCATGAGAGCACTTGCCCCTCAGATCCGGATCAATCTCTTTAATGATTTGCGATTTTTGTTTAGTTGATAATCGATCAGTTACGCAATTATCAATCAGTATCACTGAGTACAATGAAATCACTCATGAGCCGAGCAATGTTTGCTCAACGTGCCTGAATTGTATTAGAGTTGAATTGATAGGAGTGAGAGATCTAAGAAGGGTTTCAACCTCATTCAACTTTAACAGAGATTTACATAAGAGTTTTATAGATGCCAAGAAAAGCAAAAAGTCAAAAAACAGACAAAATAAAAAATAGAGAAAAACATTGCCCGCTTGTTTCAACTGCAATGATGAGCGTATTTGATCATATAGCTAAAGGCCATCATATAAAATATGCTTGCATTTTGGGCGGCGTTGGTAAATCTGATTTTTATCGGTACATTGATGAGGCTCGCAATGAGAAACCGGTAAACTATGCAACCCCTGATCAGCAAAAACAGTTTCTAGCAAATGTTGAGTTGGCAAATGCTTCATACGTTGATAATCGTCTTGATGCTCTCAAGGATATGAGAGAGGGCAATTTAAACCCCTCAATCTTTAGGCAAGTGCAATGGGAGCTCTCAATAAAAGATAATGAGGTTTACAGCCAAGCCGCCCGCACTCAACTCGAAATCAAGAATCAAACCAATCCACTTTTGGAAGTTTGGCAATCAATACTTAATCAAAAGGAAGAAGATTAATATATGGAGAGATTAACACAAAAAAGGATGAATTTTTTACATGATATTACTCTCAGTGATTTAGAGAGATGTATCATGAGCAATGAGCGTTTTTTTTGGGAGCATTCAACCGAGGTAATTTTGCAGTTGCAAAAACCTGAGAAGATGCCCGGGCGAGATCTATTGATTTTCAGGGGGCCAACTCAAACCCCTGATGACAATGGCCGGCTAAGAAATACAAAAGCGTATCAAGGAGATCTTGAGCCCCTCGCCAATATCGAGCTTAAAACATGTACAACCCCGGCAAATATAAACCGTCAACTCTTTGAGGCAACATCAGATTGCCTGAGGTTTGGCAGTTGGGGTATTAGAGGGTATAAAGATCGGCCTATGCCGTTTAAATATAATATCGGCATTGTATGCTATATTGATCAACATGAGGCCCTTGAGTTTGCCGCCGTTTCAATTAATTATCGTCAAGAGGTTTATCAACTCGGTGAGAATCCTGATGTTAAAATTTTTAATACATATTACAGCATGAGCGAGTTATGCAAGGGCATCAATTTTCTAATCAATGTAATTTCAAATGATCAAGGGGCCCCGGATCTCATTAACTCTCTCGCTAAATATGATGGCACTAATTTGCAAATTGATTTTAATCGATTCGCTCTTGATCCTCGGGTTAATCAATTTAGCTCATTGCCCTCGCCTGAAATTGAAGAGCCGCCGCCCGAGCCTATTCATGATCAAACTGAATTAGGCGAGCCGCTGCCACTGCTTGATACACCGCCCGCCGAGCGTACAAAGATCGAGCGAGATGTTGAGGCATCTAAACTCACTCAACGCACTAAAGATTTTTTTGCTCTATTGTACCCAATCATAAAAGAAAATGGCCAAACATTTAAACTTTATGAATTAGAAGAGCAATTCGATTTACATTTAAAAACAATCAGGCGCTATTTAGATTTTCTTGAAATCGCCGGGTTTATACATTTAGATATGATTAAGAAAAAAACGGGCTCAAGCCGGGCCCGATTAACTCAAATCTATATTGAATTGAATATTGTGAATGTATGAAACCTGAGCATTTAAATGAGCATTTAAACGAATTAGCCCAATGTGTATCCGATGGATTGGATATAAGAAAAGCATTGAAGCGGTGCCCGCCCCAATTGATCAAGCAACATCCAAGGCTTGAGTTTATTGTTGAGGGCCTGTATGAGCTCGCTCATTGGTTTGAGCCGATCTTAGAAGATGATGAAGATGATGAGGCTTAATATTCACTAAAGAGCCAATCGATCAAATACGCAAATATAACAATCACTGTAAATACTAATAAATCATTTACCATGGCAAGATACCTCACTACTCAAGATCTGATTTTTCATAATCCTAAGTATCAACGTTGGCCTGAGTTGCCAAGCGGTTTTTTTACTATACCCGCCGGCTCTCAGGTGTATCGGTGCAAGCGTACTCAACAAGAGGTACTCAAGTTTAAAAAGCGAGGTGTTGATTTTTGGGTAGTAAGTTGGTTTGGCCAACGGATTTATTTAGAAAGTAAATATATCAAGCGAGTATGAGTAATTAAAAGAGGAATTAAAAAAAGCCCCTTGAGAAGATACATAAACAGTCTTCAAAATATTTACTCTACATGATTAAAAATAATGTAAATAAAAAGGCAATTCTCTCGGGGCTTGGTATTCAATCTTACTGATTGATCTCAAAAGATCAAGCTAAAACCGCCCGGGCAACTTTTTCTTTAAAGCTCGGTTGCGTTTCTCCCTTACCTTGCCCCGTTTAACATCAACCGGCTTATCTCTCCAATGCCAATTGATTACATGGTACCTGAGAGCATCAATGCAATGCTCTAAATCGTTTTTCTTGGGCTTTCCATTCTGATCAAAGGCATAAGTAGTAATACCCCTTGAAAGAGAGTGAGAAGACGAATTAAGGCCCTTATCCCATAATTCTTTGCTTAGGTACATTTGCCCCCGCTCAAAAACATCTCTTAAGCGAGAGAGCCCGTTGAGTATATCAACCCGTATCGGATCGGTTGTATATCTGATCGGCATACCCAAGCCCGCCGGGGGCAATGCCCGCCCCATTGTACGAAATGCACTCAGGGCGGTTTGATCTGATCGAGCGGCCCCGGCTTTATCACCGCTCGCCGCGTCAATCCATATAAAATCCTGATGAGGGGCTAAATGCTGATGAGCCCGGGGCCAAACCTTTTTAAGCATGAGTTTAGTGAGCTCGCTTATTGTTATCTCGGTTGGCGTAAACTCTAAATGAATTACATCAGCATTAAGAGAGTCATCATGAGAGATTACTAAAACCGCCGGCTTTCTAAAACCCCAATCTATTGCTAAGTAAGTACTCATCTCAGGCGAGTATTCCCAATCGGCTAAAACGTGTTTAATTGGATCAAATGTTGATACCGCCAAGCCCGCCGGCGGCGTTGGCTTATTATTAATCATTGCCTCATATTCCTCGGCGGGCAATGTTTTCTTAGCAACATCAAACCACTCTTTAGAGAGATTTTCTTGATTTACGAAAGAGGTTGCTCGAATCACCGCCCCGCCAATCTCCTCAGTTGAGTTTACCCACCAAGCCCCCCAAGTTGGCAACCCGCAAATGATCAAGCGGGGGCCAATATCCTCAGCCGATCTAATTCGCCCGAGGGCTTTATGCATAACCTCATCTTGCATTGTTTGAGCCTCATCAATACAAGCAAACCCGCAGTCTATACCCTCAAGGCTATTTTGATCAGCCGAGCGAGTGCCGGGGCGAAAGTAAGCCCGACACCATATAATATGGCCATTGGGGGCAACCCATTTATTTTCAAGTGAATTATAAGACCAATCCACACCGGTTAGGCGGCTAGTCCATTCGCTTAAAGAAGGATGTACAACCGTTCTATAACGGGGGGCCGAATCAGTAATATATAAACTTGCACCGCCGGGGTGAGCCATTGCATGAGAGATAATTGCCATTGAGAGGGCGGTTGTTTTACCCGAGCCCCAACCGGCAACAACCGCAATTATCGGCTCTTTCAGGTACGCCGATAATAGTTTAGTTTGTAATTGATTAGGTTTTATCATATTTATAAGAAGTCCTTTCGCATATCCCCCCGCCTTGGTTTAGGGTGAGCCAAGGCGGGGGCTTTATATCGCTTTTAAAAATAGTTATGATTTTTATAGAAAATTATATATACTATAGCTAAATAAGTCTTGAGGATAAAATGAAAAGAAGAGTCTCAAAGCATCTCAAAGCACAAAGCCCCTCTTTTAGAGAGCGGGGTATTTCAGGCACTCAACTCAATAGCGGGTATATCACCGGGTATGAGAAAAACCCCTCCTTTACCGACCCCGCCCGATGGGCTGAGGAATGTATTGAGATGTATCGTACGGATCCGGTTGTACGCCGATCTTTCAACATACTCAAGCAAACTTTACTTAGTGCCGCTTGGCGATGGGTACCCGCTGATCAAGATGATGAGGATTGTTGCGAGTATGCTCGATATGCTAACGAATGTTGGGGCCTTGATGGATATTCCGGGCAAATGTCTCAATCTTGGGAATCACAATTAAACTATTTATTTGAGTACCTAAAGAACGGATTCAGGGCAGCTGAGGAAATATACAAGATTGATCAAGATGAGTTTGGCCGTACAATGATATTCTTAGACCACTATGCCGATCGAGAGCCAACCTCAATTTATAAGTTTATCTCAAGCGATGATCAAAACTTAGACGGTATTATGCAATGGGGTGTAAATGGATTGCATCCCGATCCAATACCCGCCAATAAAATGATTCTTCTTACCCTTGGTAAAACCGGCTCAAATTTCGCCGGCGATGGCGGTTTTTTTCGCCCTTGTCATTTTTATTGGAGATCTAAACAACGGGCTCTCTCTTTGCTGATGATAGGCATTGAGCGGTTTACCTCACCAACTCCGATTGTAAAGGTTGATCGATCTCAAGCCGAATCGCTTGGCATGACTGATGAAGATATAAATGCCGCCGTTGATGAAGCTGAAAGCCAAGCCCAAGCATATACAGCTCATGAGGCGGCTTACTTGGTTACCTCGCCCGCTGTATCGTTTGAGGCATATGGCGGCACCGCCTCGGGTTTTAATCCTGATATGGCCTTAAGCGTTGTACGCGAGGCTGATCAGCAAATCTCAACTGCATTTCTTGCTCAAATGCTTGAGCTCGGGCGGGTTGGTAGTGATACCGGCTCAAGAGCGGTTGGTGAGGTTCATATGAGCCTATTCAGGCGATCAGCCTTGAATATTGCTGATTATGTTGCGAGCGTTGTGAGCGGTAAGGATAGGAGAGGAGCGGGCACAATTGGCCGTTTGATTAAATTCAATTATGGCAATGTATCGCCCTCTAAATTGCCCCGTTTAACTCATACCGGTTTGGATGTTGATGCACTTGCCGAAAGCTTGGCAAGTTTGCCCTTGCTTGTACAATCCTCTCTCTTAACCCCCGATGATGAGCTTGAGCGATTGATTAGGCAACGAGTTGGGGCGGGCGATTTACCTGAGGAGGCTGAAAGATCGGCAACTGATCGCTCAATGAGCACCGTTGGCAATTCATCGGCCCTTGGTGAATATTTAAAAAGGAGGGTAAAGAATGGCTAAGAAGCGTACTCAGGCTCAAACCCCGGCACCTAAGAAAGATCAAATCAAAGGCTCAAAGGTAAACCCCAAGGGCTCGGCAAGCGGTACCCGGGGCGGTATTCAGATCTCTGATAAGAATGAGAAGACGCTTGAGCGGTATCGAGATGAGCACAATGATAAATATAAAGCTAAAAGCAAACAAGTAAACCTCGGTATGCTTAAAGCGGTATTCAGGCGAGGGGCGGGGGCATTCTCAACAAGTCACCGGCCAAACGTATCAAGCCGAGATCAATGGGCTCTTGCTCGGGTTAAAGCTTTCTTGAAATTGGTAGGCACCGGACAACGTAAAAAAGCATACAATACAGATCTCGATTTATTACCCAAGGGGCATCCTCAAAGATCCGAGAAAACTCAAACCGAATTACTTGCCCCGGCTAAATATGATCATATTGATTTTACACCGCCCAAGGGGGCTCAACAAGCCGCTGAGAGAGCTCTTGAGGTAAGAGCAAGCAAGCCGCCTTCTCAACGGGGTATGACCTCGGTAGGCATTGCCCGGGCAAGAGATCTCGCCAATGGTAAAACCCTCTCACCTGATACCGTACGCCGAATGAAAGCCTATTTTGATCGGCATGAGGTTGATAAAAAAGGGTCAACTTGGAAAGATCAGGGCAAAGGTTGGCAAGCTTGGCAAGCTTGGGGCGGCGATGCCGGCCAATCTTGGGCGAGTAAGATTGTTGCTCAGATGAATAAAGCTGATGAGGCTGTAAAGATGAATGAAATTATCTCAGGCAATGCGATTGCCTTAAATGAGGATATTCAAGAGCATGATGGGCTTTATGTTGGTAAGCGTTTTAAAACGCTCGCATTGGGGCCCGTATCATCTCGGCAAACCGGCGATATAATTGCAACGGTTTCTAAAGAGCTGCTTGATGAATTTGTAAGAGTATTCAATGAGCGAAAAGATTTTGATCCGGTTATTATCGATTGGAATCATAATTCAAGCCCTTTTGCCGATGGCGATAAAACCCCCGAGGCAAGCGGGGCCCTTGGTAAAATCATTGAGATCTCTTGCGATGATGAGGGGCTTTACGTTGTACCCGCTTATACTGAGAAGGGGCGAAAAATTGTTGAAGATCATCAGGGCATATTATACTCATCACCTGAGTTTATTACCGGTGAGGTTTTCTCAAGAGACGGGGGCAACCTCATCTCAAAATTAGGTCAATTGTTGGCGGTTACACTTACCCCAAGGCCCCAACAACAAGCCGATCGAATTGATACTATAACTCTTTCTGAATCCGAAAGGTATGAAATGATGGATAAAGAAGAATTGAAGAGCATGGAATTAGATCAGCTCATTGATCTACTCATGCAAAAAGATGAGATGGTTAAACGGCTTGAGGCCGATATTAACAAGATCAAAGAGGATCATGCAAAAATGCTTAATAAATCCGAGGGCTCCGATTTAAAGGAGGATGAGGATAAAAAGGAAATGAAAGAGCATGATGATGATAAGAAGGAAATGAAAGAGCATAAAGATGAGGATAAAAAGGAAATGGGTGAAAAACGCTATTCAATGAGCGAGGCCGTTTCTTTATCTGAGTTTAATGCCCTGAAAGAGCAAGTTGTACAACTCAAAGCCGAAAAGCAAAAGATTGAGCGAGATAATGCAGTAAGCACTCTACTCAATGAAGGTCGTATTACCCCGGCTGATGTTGAGTATGCCAATCATGCATATGAATGCTCGATCAATGGAGATCCTACCCATTGGGCTCGCCTCTCTTCTTTGCCCGCCGTTGTACAATTCAAAGAGCTCGGTCATGGTAAAACTCACGAGGCTCTTAATGAGCAAAATGCTCATGAAAAAATTATGGCCCGGGCAAAGGCTGATAACATCACTTTTGCCGAGGCAATGAAGCGAGAATATTCAGATAACCCCGCCTTGAAAAATATCATTTTTGGGAGATAAATTATGTCATATCAAGACAACCAATTTTTAAAAACGTTTAAGTGCAATGCCGCCGTTTCCAAGTATGCACTGGTAAAGATCAATTCTTCAAATGAAGTACTTGAGTGCTCGGCGAATACTGATGTACCAATGGGAATCGCTCAACGAGGCGGTGCCGCCGGAGATTTCATTGAAGTATGCCTTGAGGGCCCTTCTTTTGCGTTGGCCGGTGCCGCAATCACTCTCGGTACTCATCATCTTTTGATGCCAACTGCCGACGGCAAATTGATTCCTGTTGATACTACTCAAGCAAACACTAATTATAGTGTTGCTCAATTCATTCATAACGAAACCGCCGCCGATAATGATGAAGTACTTGTCTATTATCGAGGTGCATCAATTCAAGGATAGGAAATAAATAATGGCTCAACAATTTAGCAATTTACATCCTGTAAATGAGATTCTTTCTCAGTTTGCAAGCGAGGCGGCATCTCAACTTGATGCTCAATTGATTCATCAAGATCTTTTTGAAACTGTAAAAGTTCCCAAAAATATGCGATCAGGTACAATCTTGATCGAGAATAATAATCAATATATGGGTACCGCTCTTGATCTTAAGCGTAATCCGGGCTCAAGCCGGGTACGCCAATCTTCATTTGATTTTGAGAGCACTACTTACCGCACTCTTATCCGTGGTATTGAATCCTCAATTGCTCTTGAGGATATTGATGATAATCAATACCCAATCGATTTATTACAACGTGAGATTCGTAAGGTTACTCGATCTCTTATGATCGATCGAGAAAAAGAAGCAGCTGATACTCTTTTCAATTCGGCAAATTGGACTAATTACGAAAATACTTTAAGCACTTTCAATACTGCTGTAAATACCGATGCAAACGGTACTGCATGGAATGCCGCCGGTGCCGAGCCTTTAACTGATTTATTGGCTCTCTCTGATACCGTTCGTAAAAACTCATACGGCATGAGCTCAGAGATGCAAACGCTTGTACTTGGCTATGATTGCTTTTTAGCTTTACAACGCAACCCTGAGTTGCGTGGTTATCTTGGAAGCACAAGCAATGGACTTGCAAGCGGCTCTCGTATCTTGCCACAACCTGAGGTAATTAGTATCATCAAGGGCATTTTCGGCTTTAAGGATGTACGAATTGCCAAGGCTCGCAACAACTCAGCAAACCCCGGGCAAACTCAAACAACCGCCGATATTTGGACTTCAAGCAGCCTTTTCTTAGGTGTTTTGAAATCCCCCGATGGGGCGGTTGTTGGTAACAGTGGCTCGGTTCAAACCTCACCGGCATCAGTTCTCTGTTTAGAAGTTGAGGGAATGAAGAGCGGGCAATATGATTCACCTGATCAAGTACGCCGCCAAGTTTGGGTTGAGCATGAATACGTTAATAAAGTAATCAAGCCTGAGTTTGGTTACTTATTGCGATCTGTAACTGCTTAATTAAGGCGGCTCATGTTTTGTTTAGCTTGCAATCAATCTCATATATCATTAAGTGAGCATGAGCGAGGCGATAAGCTCGCAATTGATGATCTCACTCAGCAAGCTAAAAAAGCACCTAAATCATTGAGGGGTTTAATTAGAGCTCGGCGGAATCAATTGAAAGCCGAGGCGAGTGCCGTTGCTTCAATGCGTAAAGCGTTGGGCGTGGCAAACCAAGCTCTCATTGATGCAATTGAGCGGGCTTACTTTACGGGGGTAAGCCCGGCTTTACTTGATATCTCTCAAGAGGAATTGGCGAGCTTTATTTTAAATAATGGCTTGGGCGTTGCTCTTGAGGGCTTTACAGGTTCTCAGGGTGAGATCTTAGATGCTTTAATTAAAGTTATCCAAGAATCCGAGCCAACTTTTAGGCTCGATCAATTGCCCTCGGTTATATCCATACAAGAGAGAACCGTTAAAGCGGTTTTTGAAGATGTAATCATACCCGATCAAAAGAGAGCGTTACGGTTTGCATTAACTAACCTTGTATATACAAATGATGTTGATACAACAATTGATGCTCTTTCTCAGCAATTAAAACAATCAACGGGGCGGCAACTTACTGAGGTAAGAACGCAGCTCGGCATTATGGGGCGGCAACTTACCGCCGATGCGGGCGAGGCGGCGGGGCTTGATCTATTTTATTATAGCGGGCCTCTTGATGGGCTTACCCGTAAGTTTTGCATACCTCTTGTTGATAAAGTTTTAAGTAAATCTCAAATAAATGAGTTAAATAATAAAAGCGGCCTCGGCTCTCCTTTGAGAAGCGGGGGCGGTTATAATTGCCGGCATTCATTCTCGCCAATCTCCTTTGGATTGATGAAAGCCGCCGGCATGAAAAGAGCAACCCAAGCCGATATAAATGAGGCGAATAAAGGAGCGGGCAAGTGAGAAAAGCCGTATATGATCAAAGCTATCTTTTTCAATGGAATGCCCCGCACTCGGTAAGCGGTACCCCGATAATTACATGTAAATTATCCTCAGGCGATGTAACTGCAAACATGACTCAAGGCCGATCAACCGCAACCGTATCGGCAATCTCTAATGATCGGCGTACCCTTACAACTGATAATCAAATAACCGGGCTCAAGAATGATCAAGGGCAAGCGTTTTTGATAACTGCCAATGATCAGGTTTTTAATGTTAATGTTGTACGCATTGTTGGTACAACCGCAATCCTTGCCGATACATTACCAAGAGAGATCGATTTAAGTGCCAATGCTTCTTTAGAGTTTGCTCTTTGGAATCGAACGGTAACAACCGCAGTAACCGGCAATATCGGTACTTTTGCGTATGAGATTACTTATGATGAGAATACAGGGGCCTCAACAAGAGAGCGAATCTCAAAGGGGTATTTAAAGGTATGCCGCCGCCCCTTCTCAACGGGTTTAGATCATGATGATCTAGTAAGAATGTTTACTCAATTTGCTGATCTCATCCCCCGGCGGCAAACCGATTTTAAACCGCAAATCAATCGAGCCGGTGAAGAATTAATTTTAATGATTCGAGATAGCTTGTTGCATCAATCTCTTACTGAAGATGAAGTATTCAACCCTGAATCTTTTAGCAATGCTCATGCATATTTTACAGCGGCTCTCATTCTTGAGACTCAAAGCCGGTTTGATGAGGCAACATCAATGAGAGATCGGGGCATTGAGCTTTACAATCTAGCAATGAGATCGGTTGCCCTTGATATTGATGGCGATGGCATAATTGATGATGGCGAGCTTGATCAACGGGTAAGCGGCGTTAAATCTGATATGCGAGGCAATTTCAAAGATCGGCAAAAAACCGATTATGAAGAAACATTCGTTATCAAGCGGGGCATGAGGTTTTAATGTCATTTACAGTAAATATACAAAACCGCTTGAGAATGCCCGTTGTATGGACTTCTCAAAATAATCAAGTACATGCCCTCAACTCAATCGCATTGATCAAGCGGCGTACAATGAGGGGTATTGATGCCAAGGGCAACGGGTTTAAAGGCTACTCAACCAAGGGCATTTACATCTCATTTAAAGGGGCCCGATTAAAGCCCAAGGGCGGGCGGCTCTCTCGCTCTCGTAAAAGTATGTACTTTGAAGGCGGGTATAAAGAATATAAGCAAAAATCAAGGCGGGGTAATATTCAAACCGCTGAGGTTGATCTTGTGTTGAGCGGTATATTGATGAATAGTATACAAGTGCTCAACTCAACCGGCACCTCTTATACAATCGGGCTCGCTCGCCAAGGGCGGCATTATGGGTACCATGTTAATCGTACAAGAGAGTTTTTAGGTTTAACCCGGCGAGAGCAAGAAATTATTGTTGAAGCCGCCGCAATCGATATGAGGAGAAACCTAAGATGAGCAAGGGTATTAAAAAATCATTAGATCATTTGATTGATCGAATTGAGGCACTTACACCAAAAACCGATACGCATTCAGGGTATACAAGAATGAGAGACGGGGCCGGGCTCACTCAAATGATTGATCAACAATACCATACAATGCGGTATTTTGATTTTAAACCGATCGCAATGCCTGAGGATGATGGAATGCTTGGAATATCAACACGCAAGCGGGCGGGCATAAGCTTGAGAGTGTTTTACGGTTTACCCGGTGATGTCGGTTATGTTGAACGGGTTGCTCTTGAGGATTGCTCACAATTGATTGAGAGTTTAAAACAACCCGAGTATAATACAAACACAACGGGTATTATTAGCCTTGTTGTAAAACCGGCTCTCTTTCAAGAGATTACCAATGAACTCGGCGAGCCGAGAGCCCATTTATTAAATATAGATTTTGATCTGATGTATTTGGAGGATTAACTAATATGACTGCAACACATAGAAGCATTTCAATTGCTGATGAAAGTGTTTTCGGCTCAATCGATAGTACAACCGGGCGGCCCTCGCCAAGCGGTTTAACATTTATCTCTTTACCCGCTGAGAGAGATCCGGTTGTGATTTTTGGAGAGGCCCCAATTACCGAGCGGCCTGATTTACGAGATGGCCCCTATGGGTATCAACCTGAGCTTGATACCGTTTGGGATTCTTCAAACCGTATTCAAAAGCGTACCGGTGAGATTACCGTACGAATTGATTTTACAACGGGCTCGGGGGCATATACCGCAACGGGGCTCGGCTTGCTTTTACAAGCGGGCTTAAAGCGGGTTGCTCATACCGCAACTTCATCGGATTCAGTAACCTCAACAAGCGGCAATCAAATTACCCCAACTGATGAAAGCCAATGGGCGGTAGGCGGTTTAATCTCATCAATCATTAACGGGCGAGCCGAATATAGTGCTCTTACTTCTAATGATCGAGCGGGGGCGGGTACTGATATCGGAGTAAGCCCGGCATTCTCAGCAGGGCCAACAACGATTTATCCAATGGATACATTTTATTTACCAACCGGTACTGCAAGCGGGGCGGTTGGTACCTCGGTTGCCTTTCGCATTGATGGCGTTAATTTCCGTTCTTATGCGTTTGGTTGTAAACTCTCATCTCTCGCTATCTCATTAGAAGGCGGGCGGGTAATGGGCGATTTTACTTTTCAAGCGGCGATGATCATTGATGATCATGATGATAGCTTTTACAGTACAAGCATTGCCCTTGGGCCCGTTGAGCCTGTATTTTTATCAGGGGCCCCGGCTCATTTCAGGGGCTCTTATGTTGTGCTCTCATCAGCGGCACCAACAACCGCAACCGATAAAAGCGGTACAACCGGCGATGAATTAGCCCGCACCGCAATCGATTGCGAATCTTTTGAACTCACTCTTACAAATGAATTAACCCCCAAGGGCTTTTCTAATGATATTTTAGGAATGAGTGATATGGAAGTAACCAACGCTACTATTGAATGCACTCTTACCCTATCTTCACCCGCATCTCTTGTATTGAATGATTTTAGAGATCGAGTATCAAGGCAAGTGTTAATCGGCACCGGGCCAACCGGCACCGGCAAAGGGGCGGCTTTCTTTATTCCCTCGGCTTTCTTAATCAATGATCCCTCGGCTTATGATGTAAGCGGCGAAATTGTTAAGCAAACTCTTACATATAATCAAGGGCGATTCGGCGGCGATGTTGGTACCGGCGATGCCAAAAACTCTCTTTTTCGTATCGGTTTAGGTGTATAATGGCTTTACGTTTTTCCAATACCGCTGATATTGAATATACTGTTTATTCAACCTCAGATGAGAGCGTAAAATGCTCACCTGAGCAAGCTCAACGCTATTTATCCGAGGGTGATGATGTAGGGTTTGAGATTAGTGATGAGGCAACGGCTTTTATTATCAAGCCTCTCTCTTTGCAAGATCGAGAGCGAGCCGAGATTAGGGCGGGCTCTCATACTAGATCGGAGCTCGGGCGGTTGCTCAATGATCAAAAACCGATTGAGCCCGAGGCGTTTGCCCGTTGGCAACACGCTCTCACCGATGATGAAAAGCGGGCCCTTGCAACTTATCAAATGTATGTTAATCAATGTTACTATGAGATTGTAAAAAGCGGGCTTGTAAAGATTAAGGGAGTTGAGGGCGATGCCTTTGAGGCATTGATGCAAGTACAACCTGAATCCGTACGGATTGGTACTTTGATGGAATTAGTATGCCATATTCAAAGAGTATCGATTTTAAAAGAAGACGAAAAAAAAAACTAGAGGCCATTATTTGGCTTAATCATGCCGGCGGGCGGGCTTGGCGTTGCGAAACGTGTACAACCTCTCAACGCCGATTAAGAGGGAATTGCGGGGGCTCATTTAAGCCCGGGGTAAAACATGGTATTCAAGATGAGCGGGGGCGGGTATATGTACCCGGGTACCGGATCGCCCCTGATTCGGATCCTGATTGGGCTGATTATCACTTTTACTCATGCCCGGTTGCCGGGGCAAATCAAGCGGCGGGCATTTTAAACTATTATCATTATACAAAAAATAATATGATTAGTATTGCTGATGTAATACCAAACCCAACGCCCGCCTTTTTAGATGCAATTGCAGTTTTAAATAATGCGAGCGAGTTGAGAGAATTACGCATAAGAAAACAAAATGAGGATTTAAATAATGGCTAATGGTGGACAAATAGATATTAAAGTAAACTTCATTGGTTTAGATGATCTCAACCGCATTTTGCAACAATCAGGGCAAGGGGCAACGCAAATCGGCAATCAAGTAAATCAAGTCTCAAGGGCTTTTGATTCTATGGTTGATGAAGCAACCGAGGGGCTTGGCGAGTATGCTGAGGGCGTTGATCGAGTTGGCGAGAGTGTATCGGGGCTCAATGATGGATTAAATAGAAATCGGCAACGCCAAAAACAAAGCAACTCAGAATCACAAAAATCAATTGATATTTTTGGGGCATTGAGCACCGCAATCGGCCAAACGGGCGGGGCGTTTGGTACTATGAATGATAGATCCTCTCAGGCAATGGGCTCTTTAATTACATCCTCAGGGGCAGCAGTTGCCTCATTAGGTCAAGTTGCAACCGCCGCAAAAACGGCGGGCGGCTCTTTTACGGCGATGTTGGGGCCGATCGGCTTGGTAGCACTCGGGGTTTTTGAATTAGTAAAAGCTTTCAGAAATTATCTTGATACACAAGACAAAGTACAAGCCAAGGTTGAAGCATACAAAGCATCTTTAAGTGAGATGACAACAACCTACGAGATTTTAGCGGCGAAACAAGTTGAAGTTTCTAAAGAGGAAATGAGGGAATTACAGCGGCTTAATAATGAGGGTAAGATTAGGATTGAGCTTGCTCAAGAGTTGAGAGAAACCCAAAAAAATGTATATGCTCGATTGGCCCGAGCTCAAGCAAAAGCCGAGAAACAACAAAAAGAGCTAAATAGAATCTCAAGTTTAGCTCTCTCAAATGATAAAAAGAGAGCACTTGCCGCCGGCCCGCTTGAAAAATTATCAGATATCAGAAAAGAAGAGCTTAAATTAAAAAAACAATTAAATGAGATTGATGAGAAGGCTCTTGAGATTGCAAAAGAAGGTTATCCTTTTCGATTAAAGTTTGAACAAAAATTACTTGAATTAGAGCAACGCAGCCCGCTCATTGCAAAACAAAGGGCTCAAGCCGAGCAAGCTTTAATTATGCAACTTGAGCAAACAAAGAATAAAGCTTTTAATCAATCATATGAAACCCGGCTCAAGGCTTATGAGCTCGAATATGAAGCAAGAAAAGCTCAACTTAAAAAAATGACTTTTACAGATGAGGCATATTATGAAAAAGCGTTGTATCTTGCCGGGCAAATATATGATGAGCAAGTATATCGATTGAATCAACAAGAGGATGATTTAGCAAAAGCCCGAGCCCGAGCCCGGGCAAAAGCAAGAAAGCAACAAAAGGCAAAAGAATTGGCTGATTTACAAAGAGCCGAGCAAGAGCGACTTAATTTTGCTTTTCAAGCAATTCAAAATAATATCAAGCTTACTGAATCAGGGTTTACTCAAGAGCGGCAATTGATTGAGACTCAATATGCTCAAAAAGTTGCTCTTGCAAAAGATAATCATCAAAAGCTTTTACTTGCTGAGCAAGAGTACCAACTTGCATTGAATGCCCTGAATGCAAGACAAGAGGAAAAAGAGAGAGCTGATTTTGTTAGGCGGCGGGCTCAAAGTATGAAAGAGAGCCAAGATCTTGTAAGAGCTGAAATGAAAAAAGCCAACGCAATCAGGGCGGCTCAAGATCAGATTATTCAGGGGGCTCAAGATACGGCCTTTGCAATGGGTGAGAGTGCTCTTGCTTCAACGGTTGCAAGTATCGCCGCCGGTGAATCGATCTCAAATGTATTAGGGCAAACGCTTGAGGCTCTTTCAACCGAGGCGGCTGTACAAGCCGCAATGCACGGAGCAAAGGCCATCGGAGCGGCGGCAATGGGCGATTTTAAAACGGCTTCATTAGAGGGGGCGGCGGCGGCGGCTTTTGCCGGGGTTGCGGCTCTTGCCGGTACGCTTGGCGGCGGTGCCGGTGCCGGGGCTTCAACAACCTCAACAAGCGGGGCAAGTGCATCGCCAACCGGGGCCCCTCTTGTTTCAACCCCTGAGAGAGAGCAAGATCGAAATGAGAGCCAACCTATTGTATTTAATATTTCAATGGGTACAGTATACAGCACTGAGGAATCAGCCCTAACCGCCTTAACCAATGCAATTACAAGAGAACAAAACCGAGTGAGAAGAGGAGCCCCAAGAAATGCCATCTAATGATAATAGCCCTAATTTTGCTCTCTTGAGTGAGTTTGATGCTTCTCAATGGAGCGGGCAAAACTTATTTACTCAAGGCTCAACTCAAATAACAATGCCAACCTTTTCGCAAGGTGCGGGATTTTATTTAGATGCTTTGATCTTTTTAAACGGGCGGGCAACTGAGAATGATTTAAGCTTGGCTGAGCAGCTTGCCGATGCCGCAACATTCGGCTCAAGTTGGAAATTGAACCTTGATGCAAATGATAAGATTTATGTTGAATCAAGTGTTGATTTTGAAATTGAGCCTGTTACCTCATCTCAAGATTTCTTAGGGTTTGGCGGTACAGTTAATGCAACCCTCTCAGGCTCAACATATCGAGCAACGGCGGTTAATGAATGGACTCGGGGCAATATAAATAACGGTACATATCGAGTTAATGAGGTTGGCGGCTCGGGTACTTTTACATTCAATAAAGTGCAAGCGGGCGGGCAAGATGTTTTGAGCATGATTCGATCGAGTACAGATATTGATAATGTTGCCAATACACTGCAAAAGATACACTCTGCGGCAGTTTCTGATGATGATCTGAGATGGCTTATTACTGATGAGGGATATGTACAGATCAAATATAAAACAAGCTTAGGGGCTTTTTCTTGGGATTCAACAAGCTTTCGAGATCGGCTCGGTTTTACCGGTAATGAATCGGCAAGTACCTCAATTGTTGTACCAACATTTGATACAATCACCGCAACTTACCCTTTACCCGGTGCTCTTTTTCCATCTCGCCCGATTGAGAATCATCATTTAATGAGTGAGAGTGTAAGCGATTTTAACCGAATCATTGGAGGCGGTTATACATCAAACTCAAGAGGCGTTTATACCTCATCAGTATTGCGATTTCATCTTGATGCATCTCAAGACCAAAAAGATTTATATCGTCATTTTACCGATCAATTCTTGCCCTATGTAGGCACCGGTGAAAAGATTACATTTTATCAAGAATGGGGCGATTCTCGGCGATCAAGTACAATTGTTGATCGATCAGGTGAATATAGCACTCTTTATACAATTGAAGATGATGGATATAAAGGGCGAATCATCGGGCACCTTACCGACCCAAAAACCTTTGATTTAGTATACCCAACTCGAATCCGGCGGCGGGTACCGATCCAAATGAGAATAGAGCATGAGTAATACATATACAGCAGCATTGAGTTTGCCTGATCAAGATTCAGCAATTTCAGGCGGGCAAATCTTTGCAACCGATATTAAAAAAACCGTTGATTCTCTCAATTGGGCTCATGCTCATGTTGGCACCGGTACGCTTTACTCAGGGGCCTTCTCTGATCGAGTGTTTCAAACTGCTGATACAACTTCATCAAGCGGGGCAACCTTGAGAGTTAGAATACCTGTTATTTCTTCTCATCATACCATACTGCAAGTTTTAACAGTACATTCAGGCGGCGGCACTCTTGATCTATCAATCAATAATGGATCAAGTACAACAGTCTCAAATATTACGTTGAGCAATACAGGCTCTCTCTCAACATCAGCAATTAATACAAATGAATTAACGGGGCTCACACTCGGCTCAAATGGGTATTTAACTCTTGAAGTTGGTTTAACGGCGGCAAGTGCATCGCCGAGCCATCTCAGAGTAAACAATATTACTTTTAGATGGAAAGCATTGGCGAGCCCATTGCCAACAACTCAAGCAACCTTAGGCTCAAATACTTATACCCCATTTGCCCCGGCTCGGTTTGATTCTGATACCGCTTTACCTTCTTTTCTCGGGCATACCATGATTGATAACATCAAAACCCTGAGAGAGCGGCCCCGAGTGTATTACAATTTTTGCGGGCTTGGTACAATTTATAATCGTATTGAAAACTCAATTTTGGTTGAATCATCATCTTTTAGGGGATTAACAAGAAATAGCTCGATCTCAACTCGATCTCTCGATTATATATTTCAAAATGCTGATGATTTTGATGATAAGTTGCAAGTACATTTATATACGAAAAACTTTTCATCCTCATTTAGTGTGAGGATATGCGGGCATTTAGTAACAGTATCAAGCGGCGGTTGGTCTAATTATGAGATTGATTTACCCTTAAGAACCTCAGAGTATTCAAGTGAGATCGGGTTGCCGGTGTATGAGTTTGGCCCGAGCTCAAGCCAAGGTTTGCCAACGGTTACAACCGGGGCAATTATTCAATCTTTAGCAATATGGGGCCCCTGATGACTTTGATTAGATCTTACCAACCTTATTTAAATAAAAAGACTGTTAAAACCGGTGTACCCGTTGTTGGGGGGGCGGTTGGTCAATTAATGGCCTCAACAAATCAGCTTTCTAAATGTAAAGTTTTAAACCGTACTCATATCAGCTTGCTTTATGAGTATTTTGGTTTAAACGGGCAAGCTCTTGAGGTTGATGTTTTTGGATTCAGTTTTACTCAAGCCGATCCTTTAAACTTTTTTATACCAACCTCACCCGAGGCAACTCACCTCGCTATTATTTTCAGGTATTACGGGCAATCAAACTCAGATAAAAATATTGATAACGTTGATATTAAAGTTGAACTTTTTGATTCATCATCAACCTTGATCGATATCGGTATGGATTTTGATTACGCATCTCATTTGCAATTGAGCGGCTCGGGCTTGTTTGCAATCAATGTACAAGAGAGTTTTACCGGTGCCGATCAATATGAGCCCCCAAGCGGGGGATATTCAGCCCGCACAACGCCCCGCCCGTTGTATATCCCATCGGCCAACCGGGGCGAAAATCTTTTGATCAAAGTAACATCACCTTATATGAACTTCACCGGGCTTGATGTATTGGAGTTAGTAGTAGCATGAGCATCTCTCAAAATAATGCAAGCCGAGTTTTTGTACTTGAGATTAAAGGTTTGCCGGTTCGATATTATAGCGGCCCCGAGCCAACAACACTCGCAACTCATATCGATTCAGGCTCTCAAATTGCATTTACCAATATAAGAGCAATTACAAATATTAGCCCGTATCAAGCTCAACTTGATCCCTCGGGCGGCGTTGCTGAATATTCGCCTGTAACCGTATCTCTCGCAATGGATAAAAAGCGAGGGGGCTCAAATGATCCTCATGTTATTTTTGAGCGGTGCGGTTTAAGATCAAATATTACAAAAGCTAAGATTGAAGAAAATCTAAATCATGATGATACCGGCTCTTTCTTCCTTGATATTGATACCGATTTATCAAGCTTATCTTACCCGAGAATCATGCATATTGGGGCCGAAAGTGTAAAAGTTGGGGCTTATACATCGGGTAATTTATTGATTAGTGAGAGAGGGGTTGCGGGTACTCCGATTCAATCTCATGTATTGCAAAATGAGGGAATTAGTACCCCTGAGATTACAACGGATATAACAACATTTAGGGGGCGGCGGGCTTCATTATGGGTTGCCAATCAGTATAAGGATGGCACTGTATCAAACTATACTGAACTCATTAACGGCTTTATTGAGTCTTCACCGGTTGGCGATGGGCGTACAATCTCTCTTAATTTGTTGCCCTTGGTTTGCTTAGTTGATTCTAATGTTTTACCCCGAGCAAGCGAAACGGGGCTTTTACATGACTTTCATTATTTTGAAGCGGGGCGAGCGAATCAGATTGAATACATGGTTTCAAATGTAAATCGCATTTCAATCAGCCCGGTAATTGATAATAGTAATAATCATGTTGATTTACCCGAGGGGGGAATTGAGTTTGATGATTTATTTGATATCACTCTTACCGATGATAACTCGGATAAAATATATTATCACCCTCGCTATCCATCATTTATTAGAGGTGATGAACAAGTTTTTGCTGAGAGTTATAGAGATCCTAATTCAAATGGGCGTAATCAAGGCTTTTCATATCTCGATAGCCTTGGCGAAATTACAGCATTGCCCCCGAGCCCAAGCGGGCAAACCCCAACGGGTATGGGTGCCGGTACTCGAAGAGAGCTTAAACGTATTGAGATCGCAAGTGATGAGGTTGTGCAATGGCCCCGGGCTTTTAGAGATGCAATCAATACTAATTCACCAACCGCAATTAATGGTCTTGCCGGAGCTTGGGGCCGATTCAGTATTGTACCTAGGGGCGATTCTGATGAGATTTTAATCTCATCTCATGTATCTCAAGAGATCGGCATTGCTATTGAGTTTTGGAATCATACCAATACTTACCGTACTTCTATAACCTCAGATTTTGACCCAACGGTTATACCCGGTATGTATTGGGAAAACGGGGGCTTTCCTGAGTGGCATATACCTGATTTTGAGCGTTTGCATTATGGCTATGATTTTCAATCGATTGATTCAGATGAGTACCCATTTGAGCCGGTCTTGCCTCAAGAGTTTAATCGAGTAACAAGAGCAACGGGGCGGGGCGGTTTCTCTCGCTATGAAAATACTAATCAAGAGCTCTCAGTATCATCATATAGAGTGAGAGGGGCGGCAAAGGGTTTTTATCAATTGTTTGAAAACTCAATCTTAGTGAGAGACTCTTTAGACTTGCCAACCTCAGCGGGCTCGGCAGTGTTTACTCTAAAGGTTGAATATTATGATAGGCAAAATGATGAGATGAAGAGCCAAACTTTTTTGGCAACTCATCAAACCGCCGTTTCTTATGATGGCTCAAGCATTGGTTATAGAATCCATTTAAAGAGCCAATTCAACAATGATAATCGATCATTTGGAGATTGGCCAAACTTGCCGCCGGCGGTTATATCAATTGCTGATCGATATAGCTCGATCTCAGGCAATGAGGTTCTTTTGAGGATTTTGCAAAACGGGGGCGGCTCCGAAATCAACGGGGCCTTTGATCTCGGCGGCGTTGGGTTAAATCTCAAAACAAGCGATATCAATTTACCCTCATTTGAGCAATTCTCAAATCTTTCAGGCATCTCGGCTTTTGATGGCGATATTGATAACACTATCAACTTGAGAGATGTTGTTGACCCTATTTTAAAATCAATGGGTGCCGCAATGGTTATGAAGAGAGATTTAACCGGTAAAAGCAAAATTACCCTTGTACCCATCGGGCTTGAGCAAACCGCCGGGGCCCTTGGTGATTTCAATGATACATCTCACATTTACGCAAGCCCGGCCCCGCTCTCGCTCATTTATGAAGATATTGTTACAGCAATCAACTTTAAACTTGATTATAGAGAAGGCGATTTTAAACAAGAAATACTTGTAAATAATGCCGAGGCAATTGCTCGATATAATGAAGAGCAAAGAGAGATTACACTTGAATTGAGAGGGGTGAAAACCGAGGATATTGGCAATACATATCAAGAGATTCTTAATTTCTTTAAGCCGATTTTTGGGCGAATCTTTAGATTATTGAGCAACCCTCTCAGATTATGGCGTTTTAATGTTGGTACCGGTATCAGTATAAATACTGATCTCGGCTCTTATTATCGAGTTACATCAGATCATTTGAAAGGGTATGGTGATACATACGGCATTTCAAGCTCAATCGGCATGATTCGCTCAATCAATCAAGACTTACTTGGCGAGGGTTGTGAACTTGAGGTCTTGCATACTGATTCAAGCGTTGTTGGTTGGCATGATTCAGGCATTATTTCAAGTGTAATTGATCTTGATACAGTTGAATTAAGTGCCAATGTTTATAGCGAATATGATCAACTTGGCAACTCTACTCAAGATGCAAGTTGGTTTAGTGCCGGTGATAAAGTGCTTTATTATCCGATTGCAAATCAAGCAAATACAACTCAATTAACTATTGATTCAATAAGCGGTAATCAATTAACTTTTACCGCTAATCATGGTATAACAAGTACAGGCGGCATAATTACCCCTGATGTTGCGGGCAATGCAACATCAACTCAACTTGAGCAGGCTTATATGGCAAATGCATCAACCGGCTTGCTCAACGGATCTTTACAACCTCAGGAATATGTATGAGTTTAACTAAAAGAGAATTGATCGAACAAAAGAGAAAGCTTGAGGATGAGTTGAGGCGTACTGAGAGGGCCCTTAATTCATTAGCTCTTGATCTCAATTTAGAATATACCCCACCGAAAAGCGACCGCTTAGGCGTTGCTCAAGCCCCCGAGCAAGTTTTGCAAATCGCTGAGGGTGAATGGGCTTCAAATGTATCCGAGCCGCCCAAGGGTGAAGAGATGCCCCGCATTGATGGGTATATACGCTCAAATCTCGGCTTGGGTTGGTCAAGTGCTGATGTAAATCATTTAGATAAACCCGCCCCATATACTCGAGATTCTTTTAGTTGGTGCGGGGCATTTGCCGCTTTTTGTTACGGTAATATCACACCGCTCGCCCTGAGAAAAAAAGTCTTTCCATCTACTTATCGAATGTATGCCAATTGGGCTCAATCAAGCCGCAACCGAGGCCGCTCAGATATTCAACCCGGCGATATTTTAACAGTATGGACAACCTCAAACTCATCAGTAAGAGGCAAATTCCATTATGGTCAACATATTGTACTTTGTGAGTATGTTGATGGAGATGAGATTTATACGATTGAGGGCAATGCAAAGGGAGAGTTGGGCGATGGCTCAACCGGTGAGGGCGTAATTAAACGTACTCGATCGATCAAGGATGTTGCTTATGTATACCGCTTATTAGGAGAGGATTTATGTTAAAGTTAATTGGAGGGCGTAAAATGCTCGCCTTTTTCGCTTGTTTGATTGCCGTTGTTGGGCTTGCCGCTTTTGATAAAGCAGAGTCTCATGTACTTACCTCAATTGATGGCTTATTGCTTTTTTTAGTAGGCTCGAATGTAGCTTCAAAACGTGTTTCAAAACCTGAGGATAAAACGAATGAATAAACTAAAATCTCAATATCCAATTACAACCGGACAATTTATCGGCTCTTATAATGCATCAAGCGTAAATGATACTGATTGGCATGATTTAAGCTCAACCGACTTTTATGATACATCAACGGGCTCTCAATTCCCTTCAACACTACGTTTTTCAAATATTGCCGTTTATTCAAGCAACTCATCTCTTTTGAGTTATGTAAAGTTTCGAGCTCGGGTTGCCGCCGGTGATGGCGTTGCCAATACCGATGGAGTTTTGCCGGTTGCCTCTTCCTTTGTGTATGACCTTCAAACGCTTGAAGCTGATAACCCCGCAACAATCGCATATAAAAAAGCGGCGGGCGGTGATACATTTACAATCATTGCGAGCTTTGTGAGAGTGTAAAATGAGTATAAAAATTGATGGATTTCCACCGAGTACTGCCGGTGTAACCGGTGCCCTTGTTTACAAAGGCTCTCTTGATCCGGCGGCATTGCCCGGTGATATCACCTCAGCAAACAAGGGCGATTTCTATATTATTGAGGCGGCGGGTACAATTGCAACCGTTGCAGTAAATATTAATGATCACATTGTTTTCAATCGAGATGCCTCAAACCCATTAACTGCGGCAATGTTTGATAAAATTGATAATACCGAGCCAACGGCAAGCGAAACGGTTGCCGGTATCATTGAGATTGCAACCGATGTTGAGGCGGCGGCGGGTACTGCAAACAATAAAGCTCTTGTACCGAGCAACATTGATAATATTAAGCTCAATCAGTTGAATGATGTTGCGTATACCCCTGATGTAAGTATTGATGATTATATTTTAACATATGATCACAGTACAACATCTTGGGGAGCCGAGGCGGCACCAACGGCGGCGGCGGCAAGTACAACCGTTGCCGGTGTAATCGAGATTGCAACGAATGGCGAGGCAACGGCGGCAAGTGCTCTCGATAAAGCCCTTGTACCGGGCAATCTTGGCTCAATCAATATCTCAACATTCAACAATGATTCAGGGTTTATTACTTCATACACCGAAACCGATACTCTTAATGATGTTGTTGGGCGAGGGGCAACAACCGCAACGGCCATCCAAACGGGCGGGCTTACTGTGAGCGGTGACATTGATCCGAGTGCAAATAATACTCACTCGATCGGCGATGAATCAAACCGCTTTATTTCATATTATGGAGATGTAAACGGGGCATTGAGATTCAAAGCTAAGAATGATTCAGGCGGCCAATTGACAAAAGGTCAAGCTGTATACATTAAGGGCATCTCGGGTACTGTACCAACGGTTGATAAGGCCCGGGCAAATGCCGCCGGCACAATGCCCGCTTTTGGTTTAGTATATGCAAATGCAAATGATCAAGCTGAGGTACAGATTATTACATTCGGTAATTTAAGCGATTTTAATACCTCATCATTTACCGCCGGTGATACTGTTTATATTTCATCAGCAACCGCCGGGGCTCTTGTAAATACGCCGCCAACCGGTGAGAGCAATTTTATTCAAAATATCGGGCGAGTATTAAGAAGCGATGCAAGTGCCGGTATTATTAAAGTTGGCGGGGCGGGGCGTACCAATGCAACCCCCAATCTTGATCAAGATAAAGTATTTCTAGGCAATGCATCAAATCAAGCCGCATCAACCGCTTTAAGCTCAATTAACCTCTCATCATTCAACAATGATTCAGGGTTTATTACAGATATTGCGGCGGCAAGCGAAACGGTTGCGGGTAAGATCGAGATTGCAACCGATACCGAGGCGGCGGCGGGTACAGCAACCGATAAAGCCCTTGTACCAAGCAACATTGATAATATTAAGCTCAATCAGTTGAATGATGTTGCGTATACTGCCGGGGCGGGTATTGATAACTATGTATTGACATATGATCACAGTACAACATCTTGGGGTGCCGAGGCGGCACCAACGGCGGCGGCGGCAAGTACAACCGTTGCCGGGGTGATTGAGATTGCAACGAATGGCGAGGCAACGGCGGCAAGTGCTCTCGATAAAGCGCTTGTACCGGGCAACCTTGGCTCAATCAACATTTCAACGTTAAACAATGATTCAGGGTTTATTACAGATATTGCGGCGGCAAGTACAACCGTTGCCGGTAAGATCGAGATTGCAACCAACGGCGAGGCAACTGCGGCAAGTGCTCTTGATAAAGCTCTTGTACCGGGCAATCTTGGCTCAATTAATATCTCAACGTTAAACAATGATTCAGGGTTTATTACAGATATTGCGGCGGCAAGCGCAACGGTTGCCGGTAAGATCGAGATTGCAACCGATGTTGAGGCGGCGGCGGGTACAGCAACCGATAAAGCCCTTGTACCGAGTAACATTGATAACATTAAACTCAATCAGTTGAATGATGTTGCGTATACTGCCGGGGCGGGTATTGATAACTATGTATTGACATATGATCACAGTACAACATCTTGGGGAGCCGAGGCGGCAACCGGCGGCGGCGGCGGCTCTCGCCCGGCTGTAACTGAGATTACAAGTACACCGTACACAATTTCAAACCCCGCAGCCTCGGTTTTAGAAGATGTATATCTTTGTGATTCAGGTGCCTCGGTTGTGAATCTACCAACTGCAGTTGGTAATGAGGGCCTCAAGGTGCAGGTTAAAAACCGTATTTCATCAGCAATTACAGTAAACGCACCAAACCCCGGTACTCAACAAACAATTGATGGCTCAAATTCTGTTTCAATCACAACTCAATATGAGTCACTTACATTTATTTCAGATAATACGAATTGGAATATAATCTAATGACGTATCTTACAACGGCATTAACTGATCAAAAAACAAATCTCAGTTTTCAAAAAACAACGGTTACAGCTCTTCAAAATGTAACAACAACTTATACTTTAGTTGAGGGCGGGCAAATGACGTATACACCGAGCTCATCAAGTGCTGAGGTAATGATTGAGTTTAGTACTGCATTTTGTCGAAAAGATGCCGATAATTCAACTCTTTTTAGAGTGCAAATAGGCGATACAGTTGCAACCCTTGGGGATGTAGTGACCGATAATACTGATTATTTCAACGGATTCGGCGGCACTACAGCCTCATTTATTGTAAATACCTCAGATTTAATTACATTGAAATATAAATTAGCCGGTTGGAGCGGTGCCAAAATTATTCAAATTCAGTGCAAATGTATTGCGGGTAATTTAGAGAGCGCAGTAAATGCAACCCGAGATAGATCAACATCAACTGCAAAACTCTATAATCCATTTATGATCATGTATGAGGTATAATATGACGTATCAAATTCAATCGACTTTTGATGATAATTTCAAAATTATAGCTAATACAAGCCCAACGGCATTAACGTTAAATACGAGTTATCAAGCCATTCTAGATTCAAATATAGACTATTTACCTTCTCCTAATTCGACCTATGTAGTCTATCAATTCTCAATGTATTTTGCTTCATCGGAAACCGGTGATACAGGCACTCTCGAAATAAATTGTTATGCAAAATTACAGTACAGTGATGATAATGGGGTAAATTGGAGTGATTGGGGTGATAATACTGATGTTTTTTTTGGATCGCCGGCAGCTGATGTAAGCCAACGCTCTACTATTGATTTAAAATTTGCGTTAAATGCGAGCGGTTGGTCATCAGTGAAACGATTGAGAATTGCTGCAAGAAATGAAACCGGATCAGATACAAGATTACATCAGCTTGAAACATTTTTTGATAGCAGCGGTGAGCGTACAGATACAAACTACTATAACACTTCAGTTTCATGCTATTCAGTAGATTAAGAGGCAATTGTGACATATTTGAGAAGAAAAAAGA